GCCTCATCCGCATCATTCGCAGTGAACACCGGATAAATCGTCGCACCCGCAGAGTGACTGCTTGCAGTCGTATCATCTTGGCCCCGAGTAAGAGTAAGAGTCGAACCTGAAATAGTTGCACTGCACTTCTCCTCAGCTGAAGTACCCGGATCAAGAACTACATAGAATGGAATACCGGCAGACGATGGCCAGCCTGTGGTAGCAGCCAATGTGCAGGTCGTATCAGTCGTGTTAATGCCAGCCGAAATCGTAGTCGCAGCCGAGGCACCAGCATATTGTCGTCGTGTAAAAGCAGGCATACGGGGCTATCTTACACTACGCATAATTACAGTGCAGGTTCCGTTCCAATCCCAAGCGTTGTGGTTTGCAGCAGAGTCCAATGGACTCCATCGAACGTCCTCAATAATCACCGAGTAGGTATCAAAGTTTTCTTGATAGGTAACGACTCGAGGGTTTTCTACCATGTCGCGCAAATAGTTCAACTCGGTATCTACGTCCATCCAGTACTCGTTTCCACGAATGTTTAGTTTGTGATGTAACAAAAGAGGAACTGAGAATATTTGCGATCGCAATGGGGCGGCATAAGCTCGGCCCAACCAACGGGTCAAAACAGGCCCAACCGTCAGATCTGTATCAGATCGGGTCAAGGTCAAACGCGCCTCAGCTTCAAATACCTTTGACTCGAAGCCATCAAATGTAGATTCCAAAGAACCAGCCAAGATTTGTGTTCCAACACTACGGAAATCACCCGAGTCGGCAGCCACCGAAACAGCCACAGTCCCATTTAGCGGCTCGGTACGCAAGTCCCATTTAGGAATAAATTTTGTATCCGGTACACCCCATCGGTAAACGCCGGACTCTAGGGTTCCAGAGGCAACCTTATTTGTGGGGTGAGGGCGATACGCACCCAGGCCTGCGACCGTAAACACAACTTTGTTATCAAACTCGTGAATGTCCACAATGGCACCTTGACCTGCAACCATTAGGTCTGAAGCGTATGCCGGTTGATTAGTGCTGATCTGGGTAGCAATATCAAGACGACCAATACCTGTTGAGGTTGCATCATAGTTTGTCCAACCAAAATACAAGTACTGCCCAATAGAGGCAAAGGCATTTACTGATGTACCAGTTTCAATCAATGGACCAACGACAAGGTTGCCGTCACTATCTGACGAACAGAACCGCAACCCTGTTGTTAATCCAATAACAACAAAACCAAGATATGCGTCGATTGTAGTTACAATCTCGCCCAATGGCAATTCGGCTGCAACCGTAGGGATATCCAAGGCCGTACCATCAGCCTTTACCGCAGTCTTATAGATTAACGACTTGTTGCCTGCATAGCCAGCACAATAGATTTGATTCTGTCCACCAGCAAAACCTACCCAGTTGAACTCGGTATTCGGATGGGTAAATAATGCTGCTGGATTGTTTGCTGACGAGCCTGGGGTAGTGGTAATGTTCCAAATCTTGCGCTTATCAGTACCTTGTCCAGCAACCATTAGACGGCCACGGACATACCCCAGTACTCCAGCTTCGATGCCTGTGATGTAGTTAGACGCCGCCGATGTCCCAGCATCGGTTTGGTCTATGTCACCATTTGCATACGAAAAGAACACGTTGTAACCATCAGAAGCAATGCTGTAAATATTGGACGCATCTGTACCGGTAACCGTGGTAAAGGTTGTCCAGTCTGTTGTGTGCTTGATGGTTTGCCCGTCAGCACCATAAATCCTATTGCTAGCCGTAGCCATGTAGAGGTTGCTGTTAGCAGATGAATATGCCTGTGTGGTGTCAGACAGCAAAGACAACTTGCCGCGATTCCAAACATCTATACCCTTGCTAGAACGAAAACGGTACGCCTCGGCGTCAGCGGTATCCGAATAAGTCTGCCCCGCACCATAATGCCAAGAAGACTGTGACCTACGCCATAAGCCCTGTGGGTTAATAGCCGACTCACCAGGTTCGGCCGACTGGTCAACTGAGTCACGAACACGTGCATCAAACTGGCGACCAAAATCATTTGACTTCGTGTCAATCATGTACGGCCTGCCGTTGATAGCAACAGGGTAAACGTATGGAACAACCTGGGTTGAACCCGTACCGGTAAAGAACGCAGGACCACCCCTATATGCGGTGGTAAAATCTATTAGCGCAGCCACTCTAAACCCTAATGGTTAGCGGGTACTGCCTCGCAAGCTTTGCGGCCTCAGCAATAATGCGGTCACGACGTAGACGCAAAATGTTGCTAAACGAATCACGCATTGCGCCAGCAGGAACTTCGTCAGAGCGACGGGTATCTCCTTGCGACTCAATAAAGTTGCGCTTTACTTCACGGGTAGACAGCATTCGCGACATTACGCCCAACTCCAGGATGTCTTCCATGGTTACAGGAAGAAACGCAACCGACTGCAAACTGTCAGATAGCGCAGAAACTCGAGCAAATGGAGCCTTGTAGCGAACACGCAAAGTTCCGGCCATTACCGACTCGTCAAAGACAATGGCAAAACCTGAAGCAAAATCGCTAGTGGGAAGGTCGCGTTGCAAACGGGTCTTCCGTATAACTGGATAATCTGAATCCAGATACCGCAGTCGCACATCAACAAGATCAATAATTGAAGTTGCACCGGTTAAGTCAATCTGTCGATCAGCGCCGTTGTAATCAACGTTTGCCGAAATAATCCGGAACAAACCATTTAACGGGCTAGACATGTCATCAATGTCCTGGTTTAGTGCATCCAGCATTTGAGCTTTAGGAAACCTAGGGTTTAGTACGGCCACCGTACCAACAGTATGTGCGGCCGGGGTAGTCCCCATATAGCCACGTTCAACCGTTATTGTCTTGCTGCCACTTGTTGCTTCCCAGATATAAATTAGTTCGGCGTCAATTTCAAAAACTGTTCCGGCACGAAGCCCTGCCAGGTCATACGACATAACAAATGTTGTGTCATCAGAATCAACAGTTGCCGCAAGTTTATTGCGTTCTTCAACTGTCCCACTCAACAGTTGCCGACTGACCCGATCTAGGAGCGCACCAGCAGTAGACATTTACTTTTTGGTCTTGCCCTTTTTCTTCATGGTTTTGCTAACCATTTTCTTCTTGGCTTTCTTTGCATCAGCCATACCCTTAGCTGTGTAAGGGAACTCCATCTTTCCGACCTTTGGCATACCACTGTCCTTTCAATAGAAACTTGTAACGCCTCAGATTACCATGCCTTAACAATCCCACTTTCGCAAAGCCAAAGCCTTGCGTGTTGGACGACCTTTTGAGTCTTTCATCGGGCCTGGCATACCACCCATTCGTGCGCAAAACGATTTACGTCGAGCGGCTGCCTTTGGTGACTTCTTAGCCTGTTTGGCGGATACAGGAGGTTTCAAATTCATGCCTTGGGCTTTAGCTGATGCACGACCCTTAGCGTTCAAACCACCCTTGGGGTTCTTGCCTTCCTTGCGTTGCCATGCAGCAGTCTTAGCCATTATCGGTAGCCTTTCGTTTTCTTGGCAATATTTTTGGGTTGTTTGACAAACTGTTTTCCGGCAGCATTACCCTTGGCTTTTGCACGATTAGTTGCGGCTTTCTCCGCAGGTGACAAAGCCTTCCAAGCGGCTTCAGGAAGATACCGTTTTTTGCCTTTAGATGGTTTACCGTCAGAAGTTTTCCACTTTTGCGCAGACCAATTTTTTAATGATTGTTGAGGTTTAGCCAAAGCCATTACTTGTACCCACCGCCAGCTTTTTTATATTCACTAGCAAGCAATTGAGCTTTACGAGCCGACCATTCGCCCGGATCGCCACCTTTAGTTCCTGCTTTAATTTTATTAAATAACCGTTTACGCATCTCAGGTTTTGTGTAGTTACCTGCTGCGTTAACTTTTGATTTGGTTTTTTTCATACCAATGCTCCAGAATCTCTTAATACATCACGCACATTTAACACTACACGGTACTTTTGACCTGGTTTCAAATCAACATGATGCCTACCAATGTCGGCTTTTACCTTGCGCCTTACCTCTACCTCACAGGTTGGTTCTAACGGTTGCCATTTCCCTGTCACCCTGTTCTCGGTAGGTTTCACCACCTGCAACAGTTGGTCGGCTGTCGTGTCCCAGTTGAACGCTACTGTTTCACTAGCATAAGTTTCTGCTTGTTGCCGGTAACGGTCACGGTTGTCATACAGATCTTTGATCGCACTAAATATCGCATCAAATTCAGGTTCATCCCAATCACCCATATCTTTCCAAGTTCCCTCATTTGTTGGCACAGAACGGGTAGGGATACGGTGGGTTGCTAGATCAGAGAACTCTCGATGACCATGCGCGTCAGACAAGATCGTTGGCACACCAGCAGAGATCGCTTGTAATGGCATCAACCCGAAACCTTCACCACGGGACACCGAAATGAAACAATCCGCTGATCGCACCAAATCTGCTTCAGCCTCGACAGTCATCCACTTGTTATGAATAACTACGTTCGGGTAGACAAGGTTGGGAGGCGCACACAAATATGGGGGAACGATCTTGATGTGCAACTCTGCGTCGGGCAGGTTCATTTCCAAAAACACTTTGAGTACCACATCTAAGCCTTTGCGATACCACTCTGATCCGCCACACAAAATCTTAAACTTGTCGTTCTGTGGTCGTTCCTTTGGATGCCAAACATCACGGTCAACCCCTAAAGGGATAACACGCACGTTGTCATGGAACTGTGAGAACAACTCCCAGTTATGCAGCGAAGGCACAATCACAGTGTCGAATAGGCTTAGATATTCAGAAAACTCTGGTGGCAACCAGTTCGTTTCCCACATCGTCAACAATGCAGGGTTCTGACCCTCAACCCAGCCTTTAATCAGGTTTGGTCTAAGAGCGAACACGACCCGTTCAGCATCATCAACAAGGTTTACTTTGCTTGACAAGGCTCCCCGCAAGCCTGACACCATTTTTCCATACCCAACATGAGGAAGGTTTACTCCGACAAGATTTAGGTATTTGGAAGAATCCCTGTCTCTACTTGCCATTTTTCTTCAGCTCTTTTCTCGACCTGCGCAGACCCATCAATGTTCTTGGGTTGAACACCGTTTTGTCTCATTCGTTTGTATGCATCTAGGTCTTTGTCTAGCACACGGTCTTTTGCATTAATTGTTGCCACACGCGCTTTGCCGCCACGAGAAGGCATAGCATCTGCACCAATACCAACGTGGGCAATCTTGCAAGCAAAACATCCCTCGACATTTAGACCAGGATGTGTTTCCTGATGTTTAACCACTGATGTACTCCCCGTATCCTGCTGCTGTTAACGATGCTACCTCAGCAGCATCAACCTCAATGTCATGCCCACCGTAATACACCTTTGCAACGGTGTCCATATCTGACGGTTCGTTCTCTGTGTAGTTGCCGTTCGTTAACAAAAACACGTTCCTGCCTCTAGCGGTTGGTCGAACATGAGCTGCTAAACGGTTTGCGAGGCGTTGCTCTTTGGACAGCACTAAACCCTTAGTGAAGTTTTCTGCGAGCGTAGGGCGCACAAAGTTATCGGTGGGTGGTCTAAAAATTGCCATCAGGTGATGCTATCTCCAAAACCTGCTGCGGTCAGTTCTGCAACCTCAGCATCATCCAAGAAATGCAGGCGACCACCATGCCACAATTTCTCCACTTGACCTAGATCACGCTGGTCAACGATGGTGTACTCACCTGTTTTGAGTTTGTAAAGGTTTCGTGCGCGAACACCCGAACGGTCGTAACGGCCCAAACGGTTCGCTGAATCCCCACCACCAAAGTATCCACCTGGATAGTTGTAGGTGTATGGCACACGGAAGATACGGGATTTAACCCAGTCAGCGGTTTGTGTTCCTGCGCCTGATCCTGTGGCAGAACGGAAGTACAAGATGCCACCGAGAGTGACCGAATCACCAGCACCACTACCCGTGGCGGTACGAAGACTGATAACAAGATCAACACCATTGCCGGAACCCTCGCCCGATCCTGACGCTGTACGAATAGGGACACGAATAAACGTGGCGCTAGAAGCCCCTAATCCGCTACCCACAGCCGTTCTAACGGGCGTAATCTGCCCTGTTGATGTAGCAGAGCCAACACCCGATCCTGACGCTGTACGAGGCGCAATGTGCAACCCAGTAGAATCCATCGTTCCGACACCCGAACCGGTAGCCGAACGTAGAAGAACAACAATCCGTGTCGCAGACTCCGAACCAGTACCACTACCTGTGCCTTGGCGTTGGCGTAGCACTTGTGCTACAGACGATGCCGTACCCAGGCCTGACGCTGTAGCAGTAACGGTAAGAACTGCACGAACACCAAGATAAAAACGACCGCCAAAGCGGTAAGGAAAGCTAAAGTCAGTTAATTGACCTAAACGAACCTGGGCCGATCCTGAAGCAACACTGGCAGAACCATCTCCGGAGCCAGTGGCGGTTCGAGAAACAACACGGAAATAGGTTCCACGATAAAACGGTCGGGTATCTGAAAACGGTTCGCTAAAACCTGTGATTGCTGTTTGTGCCATAAGGGGTTATCCCCTGGCGGCTAGTCGAGCGACAGCGTGAGAGCAGTGATTTGGAACGTGTCACCAGCAGTCACGGCAGCCGATGAGGAAAGTGCGCCAGTCCACAAACAGTTACCTGATGTCAAGGCGTCCCACAACGACCAGTGCGTATAGGTTTCTGTAGCAGCTACGTTTGTCCATTCCAAAGTTGCCGAAGTAGCAATAGAACCCGATGCTGCCGTAGCCCATGCCGCAACCTTGCGAGTTGTTTCGGTAGCAGCACTAGATGTGCCGTCTTCTCCAGCATCACCCGTGTGCAGTTTTACATAAACATTTGACGGAATTGTCCAAGCAGTCTTGCCTGTCGTGTGTTCAAGAATTTTGAGTTCAGCGTAGTTAGAAATCGACATACAAACCTTTCGTCTAAAAGACTATACACCAACGCAAAAGCGGGGTGGCCCAGGTCGAGGGGAACCTGAACCACCCCGCGAACGCGAGGTACCTAACTCTTAATTAGGAGTTAGTACCAATGCTGGATGACGACTCAACACGACGCAATGAAGCTTCGCGGAAGCGGCCGTAGCCACCGAGCCAGTACCAACCGATTGGATTGAAGCGCATGAGCGAGTCAACCACTGGTCCACGAACAACCTTCGGAACCATGCCGTTACCATCAACCTGGCTGTAAGCCTTGGCCAATGCTTGACGACCCATGATGTGTGTGCAATACACGTCAATTGTTCCGGTTGTGCTAGTTCCGTTTGATGCGTTCGTGAACACCTTTGCGCGAGGGGTTTCAATGAATCGAACTGATTCAAAGGTACCGATCTCACCGTTGTAGATGTTCATGGTGTCAACGTTGATGTGAGGGGCGTTCCACGATGCGTTGCCGGTTTCACGGCGCAGGTCGTAGGACACGTCTGGGTGAATGTAGCCCATGTAGTAACCATTGAAGGTTGCAACGTTTGCACCACGCAAAGCAGCAGTCTGCTTACGGATGTCGTTGGCTTCAATGATGTCTTCCGCAGCAACCGTTACACGGCTTGAAGGATCGGACGATCCACCGCCACCGTATGCAACGTTGTCACCGGCAGCAAGTACGTCGCGGACGACTTTGTCAATTGAGTCACCAGCGTTGTAACCAATGAGGTTCGCTGCTGCTGCATCAACGTCCAAGAACGAAGTTCCACGGAGTTTTGCTGTGGTGTTGATTGTGTTGCCGTATTCGGCAAGGGTTACAGTTACTTGGCTGTCCGACATAGCCACAGGAGTGACGTCTGTTGTTTCAGCAAGTGTGCTGGTTGCTTCTGCAAGGTCTGCGAAAATCGTGAAGATTACCGAAGATCCAGGCATCGACTGGTTGGTTGGTTGAACATCGGCTGCCTGATCAAACAACATTTCTGAACGAAGGGCGAAATACGCCAAACGGTCATACGCTGCCTGGTCGGTATCAACCGAACTTTGTTGGGTATATGACATGACTTTCCTTTAGGGGTAGCCCCAAAGAATGTGAATCCAATGGGGAGTGATTAGTACTTTTCTGCTTCGGCTCGCGCCTGGGCTAGCAGTTGCATCACTTCATCAGGGGATTTTGCTTGTCCAATACGCTGAGCGTAATCAACAGGAGGTTCGCTTGTCTGTCCGGCTTTTGCCGCCTGGGCTACTCGACTCCAAGACTGCTGTTCAGCAGCCCTTTCGTTGTTTTGACTAGGTATGAGACTTGCTTCTTCTGCTGCTTGTCGAATTGCCTCGGGTGTTAATTCACCGTCGTAGCCTTTAACGAAATACTTGTACTTCGGATCGTTCGGGTCGACGCCCGCTTTCACGAAGTTAAGTTCTCGTCGGGCTGCTTCTGCTTCCGCTGCCTGCTCACGTAAAGCCTTATTCTCGGCTTCAAGTTTCCGCAAGTGCGCTCGCACAGGGTCCTTCGATTGCTGCTGGTCTTGAACTGCATCATCCTCAAACTCGTAGTTTGCATCTGACAT